TCAGATGTCCGCGCGGGCCCGGTCACCATAGCGTTCAAGCCACGTTCTCCGGGCTCCCGATTCCTTATGCCCCATCAGCATGGTCATCACGCTTTCGGTCTGAGCCTTGTCGACTTCACCCCAGGAGATCGGAAGGAGGCAGCGGGTATCCGGGTTCAGGGCGGTTTCTCCGAGTTCCGCCGCGCTCATCTCACCCAGGCCCTTGAATCGAGCAATGGTGAGATCCTCAGGATTGATCTTTTCCTTCGCGAGCTTCTGCTGCGTCCGGGCGAGTTCCCGGTCATCCAGGCAGTAGATCCGCCGCATCGGGCGGCGTCCCCTCGCCGGCACATCCACACGGAAGAGCGGCGGCATGGCCACATATACGTGCCCTGCCTCAACAAGTCCCGGGAAATGCCGGAAGAAAAGCGTGAGAAGAAGCACCTGAATATGAGACCCATCGACGTCCGCGTCAGCAAGAATGCAGATCTTGCCGTAGCGGAGGTGTGAGAGATCCGCGTCAGACGCTTTCTTATGCGGGTTCACGCCAATCGCGGTCGCGATGTCATGAATCACCTGGCTTGAGAAGAGTCTCGTCGGTGACACTTCCCAGGTGTTCAGAATCTTTCCCCGAAGCGGAAGCACGGCCTGGAATTCCTTATCGCGGCCCACCTTCGCGGAGCCTCCGGCGGAGTCACCTTCCACGAGATAGAGTTCGTTCCTCGTGATATCCGAGCTCTCACAATCCGTGAGTTTCCCCGGGAGCACCGCGACGCTTGAGCCCTTCTTCCGGTCAATCTTCGGCGCAGACTGCTGACGCTTCTGCGCCTGGTGAATCACGAGCTCAGCGAGCTTCTTCCCCTCTTCCACGTGGTCATTCAGCCAGAACTCAAACTGCGGCGTCACAAAGGCGCTCACGAGTTTCAGCGCGTCGCGGCTCGTCAGCTTATCCTTCGTCTGTCCCTGGAACTGAGGATCCAGCATCTTGCAGGAAAGCACATAGGACGCGCGGGAAAAGACGTCTTCCGCGAGAAACTTCACTCCCTTCACCGCGAGCTGATGCGCGTCGATGAAGTTCTTCATCGCCTGAAAGAGACCGTCTTTCAACCCGTATTCATGCGTGCCGCCTGAAGGGGTTGGGATGAGGTTCACATAGGACTCACGGACAAGCGGGCCTTCCTCTGTCCACGCGACCACCCAGGAGGCACCTTCGCCTTCTGAAAAAGCCTCGGTATCAGGACCGGCAAACCCTTCCGCCTCAAACGCGGGCACCGCGGGCGGAAACGCCATTTCAGACGCCAGATATTCGCCGAGCCCCCCTTCGTAAAGCCAGCGCTGATCGGTTCCGGCAATCTCGTTATGGAAGATCACTTCGCATCCCGGCATCAGAACAGCTTTCGAGCGGAGCAGCCGCACGAGCTGTGACACCGGGATCGCGGGAGAATCAAAGTATTTCGGATCCGGCCAGGCGGTTACCCGGGTCCCGGTCTCGCTCTTACGCCTCGGGCTCTTCCTGGAGGCGAGCGGCTCATCAACAAACCCATCCTTAAAGGTAATCCGGCTTTCAAGCCCGTCACGCCAGACCACCACTTCCATACGGGTGGCAAGCGCGTTGGTCACCGAAACACCGACACCGTGGAGACCGCCTGAAAACGCGTACGCGCCGCCTGACGCCTTATCAAACTTGCCGCCCGCGTGGAGCGACGTAAAGACCAGTTGCACCACCGGCTGCTTCTCAGTCGGATGCATGCCGACTGGAATGCCGCGGCCGTTATCCTCAACCGTTACCGAATTATCCGGATGCAGCCACACCTCAATTTTTGACCCAAACCCGGCGAGCACTTCGTCACTCGAGTTATCGACCACTTCCTGAATAATATGAAGCGGGTCGCAGGTGAGGGTATACATCCCCGGTCTTTCTTTCACCGGTTCGAGCCCCTTCAGGACCCGGACGCTCGACTCTACGTAGCTGCCAGCTTGTTTGCGTGTTGCCATGTTTTCTCTGAAAGGGGAAGAACGGGATCCGGCCCATTCTTCAGGTGACAATAGGAAGCAGCCTGGGAACCCGGAACGGGTTCTCAGGCATCTGAGACGTTCAATATTACCGCAAGACCTTTGCCTGACGCCTTCGGAGTCAGAAAGCCTATCAGGCGGAGACGCCTGATAGCGCGGTCTCAGAGGTCCTTGATGAGGGAAAGGAACTCAAGCCGGGTCGCGGTGTTCTTGAGGAAATAACCCCGCATGACAGAGGTCGTCATCGCGCAGTCATGCTCTTTTACGCCGCGCCACGACATGCACTCATGCTTCGCTTTCACGATGACCGCGAGGCCATACGGCTTGATGAGTCGTTCGAGTTCGTCGGCGAGCTGCACCGTCGCCTCTTCCTGAATCTGCGGGCGGGAGAAGATCCAGTTCGCGAGACGCGAGAACTTGGAAATGCCGATCACGTGGTCTGACGGAATCACACCGATCCAGCACTGTCCCATGATCGGAACAAGGTGATGCGAGCAGGCGCTCCGGATCGCAATCGGTCCGACCGTGTAGATCTGGTTCAGCTGCTTCACGTTCGGGAACTCGGTGATCCGGGGGCGCTCCGTATAACGGCCGGAAAAGACTTCGCCGAGATACATCTTCGCCACGCGGTGAGCGGTCTCACGCGTGTTGTGATCGTTCTCTGTATCAATAAGGAGGGTTTCGAGCACGCCCTGGATTTTCTCCTCGAGCTCTGCCTCGAGCTGCGGCATTTCACCTTCGCGGATGTACTGCGCGATATTGTCGTTCGCGGCAAAGGGCGCGCCTGCCTCCCTGATGCGTTCACGAATCACGCTTGAAATCGGCTTTTCCTGATTGATGCCTTTTTCCATCCTTCTTACCTTTATTGATAGACGAGTCGCAGATACTGATTCAGTTCGAATCGGTTTTGGCGCTCAGCGGGAGCACCAATCTGAGAAGATTAGTGGATTTCGGAAATTCACATGCCGCCTGAGACAAAGGTATCAGCAGGCTCGGAATTTTCTTCTTGGTGTACTGCAAAAATGAAAAAATCCAGAACCTTATCATTCGGTTACTGGATTATTGGTAGTACCATCCGCTGAGATTCTGAGGTGTAAAAAATCAAGAACTTACGGATAAATCCCAAAAATGTTCATACCTCTCTGCCGACAGAATGTCGGTTGAGACGTCTTAGACGTCTCTGTTCTTGCCAGTACCGTCATTCTCAGCCGGTCGGACATCTTACCTCAGCCACGAGCTGAAGTGAAGGCTGTCAAGCAAATGTCCTGGTTCTATCTCTTTCTTACAGTACGTTGAGACGTCATCACAGAGCAGCGTTTAAACCTTACGAAAACGCTTTAATTTTTACCCGGTTGGAATTGTTCGGATAAAAAAATGGTGCCCCCGCTGAGACACCTTTTTATGAACTTTTTCAATATAGTTGTGTTGCCGCGCCCGTTAACTGCCGTAAAAATGGACTTCGGCCGGGACTCTTTTTTGTTTACGGGAGCCCGAGTTTATACGCCTGCTGCCCTCTCGTTAGTCCGACCGTAAGAATATTTATCATAGCAGTTTTGTCACCCTTCTTCTGAGCGTCCACCAGTGCATTCTTCTCTTTCCGCGTAAGGCGAGACAGGGCCATTTCTGTATCTATTCTATCCTGATCCAGATTGCTTCCGGCTAGCGCTGAGGATCCCGGCCAAGAGGGCGAGCCGGCCGGAGCTGGCTTGGTCACCCCGGAGAAAGCATGCTGCACGGGAGTGCCCGGACGGGCTTAAAATCATTCGCCTGGAGAATGGTTTGAATTCACTAAACGCTAGCATTTTTGTTAGCTAAATGGTAAAATAAAAATATCTTCAAGTGAAGAGTGTCTTCCTCTTCAAAGGAAGGGAATCAAATGAAGACAATGCAATTTAAGAAGTACCTTGAAAAACGAGGCGTCAAGATAACGAACGGAACTCGTCATTGGCACCTCGAATACAAGGGGAAATGGACAATCCTAAAGAGGCATCCCTCTGAAGAACTGGCTAATAAGCACATGGCCAATATTCTAAAACAATTAGGATTGAAATAACAATCTTCATCGGTGCGGGAATGGAAACTCGCACCGATTCGTTAACTAACTATAGGAGCCACCAATGGCAGTCTCATTCTCTTACCCGGTGAAAGTTGAACGGGATGGGGATGTGTTCGTTTTGTCCTTTAGAGACATTCCTGAGGCTCTCGGACAAGCTTCTTCAAAATCTGAAGTCATTTCGGAGGCTTTGGATGTTTTGAAAATTGTCCTCGGCTACTATTTCAAGGATGGAACACCTATCCCTAGCGCTTCTTCCAGACGCAAGGGCGAGCTGGTCGTAGATATCCCTTTAAGCCTCGCATCAAAAATCATCCTGCACAACACAATGATTAAAAATAAAGTGCGTCCCGCAGACTTGGCTAAACGAATGGACATCCCGACCTCGGAAGTTGCGCGCATCACCAGTCCTAGGTACAAAACAAAAATCGATACTATGGCTTCTGCGGTTTCCGCTTCTGGCGGAAGAATGACCCTATCCGCCTAAGCCCTCAGACCCCCGCCACAGCGCGAGGGTCTTTTATGCCGTAGGGCGGGCGCCCGAAAAGTTTACTCGGCAGACTTTATCACTTCTTTATCTGCTGAGAGCTTTGCAGATAATTCTGCGCCTTCGCCTGCCAAGTCTGCACCTTTTCCGAGAAGATCCGCACTTTCTGAGAGTAGCTCTTCACATTTTCCGAGTCGCTCGCTGTCACGGTTTCCGGAAGCGGTGTGGGTCTGGCTGGCTCGGGACAATTGAGCGCTGAGGTTCTGGGACTGCTGGCGCACCCGGGCAGCATTACTCCGCAAGCCAGAGATAGAAGCAAGAGCCCGGTCTCTTTCTGCAAGCGCTTCTGAAACTTTCTTTGCATTTAACTCCTCCTTTGTGCGCGCCTCGTCTTGGGCTTTTCTGGCTGCTTCCAGATTCGCGATCTGAGTTTCTGCAATTTGCCTCTGGTAAGTCTTCTTTGCGCTTGAGTAGCCATACTGATAGGAAAAAACTCCATAAGCGACGGTTACCGCTAAGCCAACCAAAAATCTGCTGGTTGTCAAAACAGAATCTATATTTATGGCCATCGTTGCCGCCCTCACTTATTTGAGAAACAGCTGCCTTTCTTCTTCTCGTCGCCTCACCAATCCTGGCAGTTTTTTCCCACTCGCATAGATCCACTTCGAAAACTCTTTTGCCGCTCCAGACTCATCTCCGGCATTCAGTTTCCTCAGAAGCGTGCTTTTCTCCAACGCCCCTGTGCCGGCGTTGTACGCAAAGTCCATCAGCGCGACGTACTGACCTCGGGTGACGGGAACAGTCACAAGATCACACAGGATCTCGTGGAATCCCTCCAGAGTGTGCTCAAGAAGATGAACCGCCCCTTCCTGGCTGATGCAGATGTTTCTAATCACCGGGTTACCGCTCAGCAAGCGGGTTGACCCATACCCAATAGTCCAGATCCCCGCGGGGTCTCGATACGAAGTCAGCCTGCAGCCCTCGTGTGACTTAATGAAGGGAACCGCGATTGCCGGGGCCCATGCCGAAAATTCTTTCTTTTCAGCCATGATCTCTCCTTATTTTGTCAGCCAAAGGACAAGATTCGGCCCGCACACGCCTTTCAATTTCCTGCTCTTTCTGCATATCCATAAGCACACCAACCTCTTGCTTTAGTTTTTGAATTTCAGCTATACTGGCGTTGTGCATAAGTTCCTGTGTGTAAAGTGGAATAAAAAAGCCCTCGGGAGTTCGCTTCTCTCGAGGGTTTTCGTTTGATGGGGAGGATTCCCTATCCTTCTATTCGTCTCTGTGCTGCCGGTGAATCTCTCCACCACTCACCACATCTGACGCCATCGCCTCTGACCGCTCTTCCATCGCCTTCAGCATCTTGCGGATCGGCGCCGGGATGATTGACCCATACCCCATGCGCTCAATATTTTCTAAAATGCTGCCAAAGTCGTTCAGGCAGAAAGCAAAGACCGCCGCATCCCTGACACTGACGAAAGGTATGACCGAAGTGATATCCAGCCCATGGCAAAGTGCCACGAGGCTCAGCATGACGATCTTTTTGGTGATGCCAAGGAACCCCGTACGGGAATTCCACTGCCCGGTCTTCATCGCGGCATAAGTACCGCTCAAATAGTCGACTACGATAAAAACAAACAGCCATTCAATCGCGTCATCGATCGGGCCAAAAAGAAAGGAGCACAAGGCTCCCAGAATCCCGCCAACCGCCAGAAAAACGCGGGATGAAAAATCAGGAATCAGATCCGCCATAAGCGCCGATCTCCTCCTCCGTTCCCTTCATCTGCGCTCTGCGCTGTGATTTCTTTGCGGACATGATCAATTAACCGAGGCTGGCCATAATGGCCATTGCTTCCTTTCTTGAGGCCGCAAGGATAGCCATCGGCTCTCCTCCAGATACGTCTGCAGAAACAGGGGTACCTTTTTGCAGGGTAATAGGAATTTCCTGAATCTGACCGTCACCACTTGCGAACAACTTCAGCCCGTTGATTGCATTAAATGCATTATCTGTAACGTTGCACAGCAGCGAGGTAGTTCCTTCGACTACAGCCGTACCGGCTTCTTCGCCTCCGGAGAGTGACGGAGAGACTACCCGCAGCACATGGTCGCTTGCATTCCTCGAATACAGAACCGCATAGCTTTCAGGCATAAAGCTACTTATCAGCCGAGCGTCTTCCGCCTCAATGGTGAGGTCTTTATCAATATCCAGGGTCGCTGTTGTTGAGCCGATATTCTCTCCATTCACGATGAGATTCCCACAGACATACTTGCTGTTGTCGGTGGCGGAAACGGCTACCTCAAATTGAATAGGGGTGCCGTGCGGCAAATGCCAATCGAAATCAACATATCCATCACTAGCTATATCATTAGAACGCATGGAGCTGTTTATGCCCGACCTAATTTTGGGGGTCGCCCGGATCACCTGGTTTTCCGTCGGTTTGATCCTGACCTTTGGATACATGGCGGCACTCCCGCCCCCCACCTGGATCGCCGAGATCGCTGCCGCCATGCCTGAGGGCTTATAGATCGCCGTGCTTCCGTTCTTCGCTCGGATAGCGTTCGCAATCGCTGTGTAATACTTCGGATCTGTCAGAACTTTCGTCATGGTTTAATACCCCACAGAGTCGCCGTCAGTGATCGCGGAAATCGCTGTAGTAATCGCCGCGTCCGCTTCAGACTTGGTGTAGTAGTTAGAGAGGTCCACCGACGAGCCAGAGCCCGCGGCGGCTACTTTGCTATCAACCTCAGACTTGGTGTAGGCGTCCGTGATGCCGTAGCCCGCGAGCGTTGCCGCTTTCTTCGCGTACTCCGCAAGTGCTGAAGAGAGAGCATAGTTATCGAGCTCCGCCTCAATCGTTGACTTGCACGCAGTAAGCGCTTCTTTGACCTTTGCTTTGAGGTCTGTAAAAGTTACCGTCATAGTTACACTCCTTTGATGAATTCATCGCATGCCTCGTAAATCGAGGTCATGAATGAGTTGAAAACTTCGACTGTGGTATAGGATTCGGGGGCTATTGATGCGGCTTTCTCTGCACTCGCCTTGGCTTGCGTTGCGAAGCCTTCCGCCGCCGATGCCTGGGTGGTAGCTGTTGCCGCAGAGGCGCTTGCCGCGGTTTTGGACGCCGCCGCCGATACTGAAGAAGACTGTGCCGCGTTCGCTGAATCAGACGCCGATTCTGCCGATGCCGCCGCATTCGATTCACTTGAAGCCGCGGCAGTCTGGGACGCTTTCGCCGCGGTTGCAGATTTGCTGGCCGCAGTTGCGCTAGCAGAAGCCGCGCTCACAGAGGCATCAACGGCTTTCTGAGCGTTCGCGATTGCCGTTTGAGCCTCGCTGGATTTTGCCGCAACGGCATCCGTTGCCGTCTTCTGAGCCGCTTGAACCGCAGAAACGGACGTCTTCTGAGCATTGCCAACAGCCTCAACCGCCGCGTCTTTGGCATCAGAAATGGCCTGCTTGCCATCGCTGATGGTCGAGGAAGCCGAAGCCGCGCTTGCCGCCGCATTGTCAGCATATGTCTTGGCGTTCTTTTCGCTCGTCTTGATTGCGTCAAGGATATCCTGAGCCTGAGCCTTGACGTAATTCGCTTGCTCGCCGCCAGTGGCATCGAGCTGAGCAATCAACTCTTCGAGCTTCGTTTGAAGAGATGCCTTGCCCGCCTCAATGTCGCTGTTGACAGCTTCGCCCTTGGCGGTGATGGAGGAAACCTGCTTGCTCCCCTCATCCTGAATCTGCTTGATCTTCTCAGCAGTTTCAGAAACAACGCCATTTGCCGCAGCTTCCGCGCGATCAGCCGCAGCCTCAGCCTGATTCTTGAAGGCCTCGGCTCTAGAAGCCCGTTCCTTGAAATCCGCGAAGACATCAGCGAGCTGATGTAGATTTGTGATGGACGGCTCAAGGCCAGCCTGCTCGATCACGGCCATGAATTCTTCCGTGATCATGTGATACCAGTAGGCGCCGATCACAGTAGGCATCTTCTTCGTTGCCTTGTTGCCGTCCTGAGGGTATTGCGTAGTGATCGGGTTCTTCGGAGGCGATGGCGGCGTATCCGAAGCGTCCGAGTAATAAAGCCTCTTCATTTGTTCTCCTTGTCTCCTTCATCCTTGTGATGACAACGAGCCTTGAAAAAATCCCACGTCTTCCAGACGCCAGGGATTGCGCCGATCAGCAGGACAATGGTGTAAATGAGCGTGATTGTTGCAACCATGTCAGGCACCGAAATATTAAAAACATTGCACCCCGATACCGCATAAGCCGGAGTGCCCTTGCGAAATGTCGGCTCAGAAAAAAAGGCGGCGATGCTATTGAGCATCCCGCCCGGCTTGGTGAAATCGCACACGCGAACCTCCCATAAAAAAGCCCGGGGGATCCCGGGCACTACCTACTTGATGACCGCCGCCAGAGCGTCCTTGTCGGCCGCTATTCGGCGAGATAGCTCTGCACCTTCGCCAGCCAGTCCGACACCCTCCGCGAGTAGTCGCTCGCATCGGGCGAGGCGCTCGCCGCCACCGTCTCCGGCACCGCTGGCCTTGTCGGCTTCGGCGCGGGCGCTGAGTTGGTCGCGCAACCTGCCAGCGTCAGCCCGCAGAGCGCGGACGCTAGCAAGAGCCTTGTCCCTCTGGGCGAGCGCATCCATGAGCGCGTCCTGCTGCTTTGCGTAAACCTCATAGCTTTCTTTCTCCTGCGCCGCGATACGTTCCTGTGCCTGAGCCTCGGCCCGGTCAGCCTTCGAGCTGTAGTAGTTGCCGAACGCAAACCCGCCAGTTACAAAGCCGATCAAGAACATGGCCCACAGGCCAATCGTTAAGGCCCGGTCATATGTCATTGCTTCGCCCCCTGCTCCATGCTGTTTACTAGCAGGCGGCACGTGTCCCGTTGCTGTTCGGCTACGCGCAACTCAGTCTCCAACTTCTTGGCCTTTTGGTTGCTGTTGGACGAATCCCCCGCCCAAAACAGAAAGGAAAGAAACGCCCCCGCTACAAAACCAGAAATAGGAACAACGATAAACGCGAAAAAGTTCCATGTGCTTTCACTACTCACCTTAGCCTCTCCTGTTAATAATCCACAATTCTATGAATCATTAGGAATCATGGGGATATTTGTTCGCTTTCGATTCCCTGCACGCATTTCTGATACTCGCTGTTGCGCCGATTCGTCAGGCCCTTGCTCACCACCCGGCGCACGACCACCGTGCCGTCAGGCTGCCGCGCCCTCACTTTCGCCGTGTTGAAGCTACGGATAGCCTCACACGCCGCCCGATACTGCCCGGCCCTGAGCTTCGGCCTGATCGAAGACTTGCACACGGCCCCTGCGCCCACGTTGTACGCAAGCGCCACGTACGCGTCCCACTCGCCATGCGTGAGAAGCACGTCATCACCGAAGCACGACTGGAGGGCTCGCTCGGTCTTTCCGACATCCTTCCCTAGCGTGTTGAGCGCCTGAACAACCGTGACCCGCGTCCCGGGCTTCACCTCGGGACCCGTGTGCCCGAAGCCCACCGTGCTGATGCCGCCCGTGTCCTTGTAAGCCGTTGCGCTGTAGCCCTCGTATCCGGCGATGGCGAGGAGGCCGGAGGCAGAGAGGGCGAGAAGAGTGGGTTTGAGTCGTGTCATTTCTTCCCTCCTCTCAGATCTTCCTTAAGGCGCAGAAACATCGAGGCCGCCTTGATCCACAAGATCGCAACGGCGGCCCCCATTCCGATAAGTCCAAGGATCAGGAAGGCGGCCGCTTGCCATGTAAGCTCTTCCATCTCAAGCAATCCTCCAATATCGAGCCCTGCTAAAATGATCTTCATCGGGAGTCGTCTCCTCCTGATAAAAAGAGCCCGCGGGGAGTGCAACCTCCTTGCGGGCTTGTTGTTTATGCGTGCTCCTCAGATATGGATGCAGGGCAGCAACACCAAGGCCGGGGGCTGCACCGTGTTGCTTCGGCCGTAGATGCCATTGGAGCGAGAGGCATCAAACGCAATGACGCCGCTCCTTGCTTTGCCATCACCATTAGCGCCAGAGCTCGATCCGCTCAAATAAAAAGCTCCAGTCTTCCATCCCTGGCCATCATCGGCGTTACCGTCAAACGTTCCGGTAATATTGGGAAGCCCCGGCTGCCTGTATTCGCCCACGTTCCCAACGCCTCCCCATGCGACCCGATCAATCAGATACGGCACGTTGAATGTGGTTGATCCGTTGCCGCCGCCAAATCTCGTTCCGATCGTTGCAAACAGATTGGCGTAAGCCGTGCGGGAAACCGCCCGGCCATCACAGATGAGCCAGTTGCTGTTCGGCGCGGTTGTATTCGAGAAGAACATGATCATGCCGGGAGGAACCACTTCAACCTGAGCGACCTTGTCCTGAAGCTTGGCAACTGCGGCCGTGAGAGCCTCGCCAACCTTCTTGATCCTCGCATCGATCGAGGCGTTCAATTGGCTGTTGTCGTGGCGATCGGGGGTCAGATCGCCGCCCTTGATCGCATTGATCAGCTCCATCGTGATCGCGTTGTACCATTGGGCGCCCGGAACGGTTGCCTGAATGCCGCCGCCAGAAGATCCATCGGTCGGATATCCGGTCTGCAGGTCATCAGGAACCGTGGGCTCATTCTGAACCGCGCCGCTCAAGAAAATCCTATCCATTGATCTTTCTCCTCATCATCTGCAGGTTAATGTCTTCTGCATCGTCCTTGAACGAGTAATAGCCAAAGTACAAATCTGTATGCGCTGGCGCGTATCGCTTGATCAGGCACTCAATAAGTCGGTCGCCCCACCAGGCGAGCGCCTCGTTCACCGGCCCCAGCGTGTTGTGGTACCCCATAACCGACCCGGCCCCTGTCATTACGTCGACCCGCCAGATGTGCCGCCAGTTCTCCCCGCAGACAGCGTCCATTGAGGTTGACTGCACGGAGTGCTGGCGGAACTCATCGATGACGATTCGGTATCCGAACATCTCTGCAAGCTCGACAAAGTAGGACCGATCCTGCCTGCCGATGTTCTTGATCTTGTACATGAGCAGTGTGCGCAGCGTCGTCTGATTGGCACTGGACCAGGCTCGAATGCAGTCGTCAGGCAATCCCCAGTCGTCCAGCCAGTTCTCAAACGTCTCCACCGCGAAGCGAGGGTCGGCTTCTCGCATCAGCGTCCGCACTCGGGAATCAACGCGGCTGAACTCCTCGGCCCAAACCTCGATCATCATGCCCATGAGGGATGTGGCGTCGCCCCTCGGCCATGCCGGGCCCGGAGGGAGAAGCTGCTTCAGCATCCGGGCATACTCTGCCTGCGTTGTCAGTTCCATGTGATCGTCCCCAGCGTGAGAAGCTCATTTGTTCCCGCTGTCGGATTGGCAGTCGGAGACACGAGGACATGGTCAACCTCTCCCGCCGCGGCCGAAATGGCTGCTCTTATGTGCGAAAGATAGATGCTCCTCGAGGGCTCGCTTTCCTTCATGAACAGGTCCTTGAGCTCGGCCTCGACAGCCGCCCGGACATCAGAAGTGTCTGGGGTAAGCGTGCTGATTTCGATATCGACCGCCTTGAGCGTCGGGCCCATGACCGTCACGTCGGCAGTCACCGGGCGCTTCTCGTCGATATAGGCCTGCACCTGCTTCACCATTTCGGTCGTCGGCGAAATGTCAGCCAGATCGTCGCAGACAAACCTCACGACAACGGTCCCGTCCCCGTTTTCAAGCGGATAGCACCAGGCTCGAGTCACCCCCGGGACGGCCAGCGCCCACTGGACATAATCGGATGAGGTTCCGCCGTGCGGCGTTTCTCTCTGCCTTGCGAGCACGCGGGCCCGCAGGCTTTCATCGTCCTCTGCATCAGCTCCACCCGCTATTCCCTGAGACTCAGCCTCGGACATCACGCCTTCGATCGGAGAGATCAGCGTGAGAGTGTCGCCCGATTCGATGTTCCCCGCCTCGCCGGCCACCAGAGCTTCAACAGACGCAACGCCGCTCGAATCCGGAGCGACAGTCACCTGGAACTGCTGCTCGTCTCCGCCCTGCAGAATGGTCCCTACAGGCACGTTCACAACGCCGTCCTGAAAGCTGAATTTCACTGTTCCGGAGGCTTTTGACGCGGCCTTCCTTGTGATTCCGAAGATTGAAGCATGGCGGTCGAGATGCTCGGAATCCGCCGTGTCAACGAAAATCTGTTTGGAGACGTACTCGATGAAGCCGTGCAGCTCATGGCTCGCCCCTGCCAGCACCCGGCTGTAAACGGTCGCGTTGCTTCTGCGCACCTGCGGAACGCTCAGACGCGACTGGATTCCCGAGCTTATGCGGGCAATCAGCTCCCGCAGCGTTGGTCTAACAAATGCCATCATTCGCTCCAAATGTCTTGAAACCTCATGCCGATCAGGTCTGCGTCGCTCGGTTTCTGAATCGTGACCGTTAGATTCAGCTGGTCGGCGCCCCCTCGGTCTGCGGAAACGTCCACGCTTTTGGCAATGCCGTCATCTATCATCCACTGCAGCGCCGCCGCGGCGTATTCCTGAGCTTTAAGCATGGTCTCCTGCGTCACCTTCGAGCGGGACAGCAGCCAAAGCTTCGATCCGAAATGGTCGCCCGTATCATCCGCATAGGTGTCGCCCCACCAGCCCTGCTTCGAGTCCCCTGGGAGTTCGTCTGAATCCAAAGCCCGCGCCCATGAAAAAAGGCTGTTGTACACAGCCCTTCGCAAATCGTCATCGCAGAAATCTGAGAGCGTTGATTCAACGCCGTTGAGCATCAGAATCATTTGACCAAGCTCCACGAAAAGGACGCGGCGACCATCACCAGGCAGACGATAAAGACCCACGGAAGGACTCTTCCCCACAGCCGAAGTTTTTGATCAGGATCGAGAAGTTTCAAGATCACCATTGCTATAATTTCCATATGTCCTCAGTGCTGTTGAGGTCATAAAAAAGCCCAGCCAGATGCCCGTCTGACTGGGTTTAGTTTTGTGCGCTGCGGGTTTTCAGATCAGCGCCTTCAGCCCCGCTTTGATCAGCTCCAGTGTGATCGGCACCGAGGCCTCCGCCGCTTTTTTCGATACCAGCCGCCAAACGGGATCGCTTCTTAAGGCTCCCAGCGTGTCATGCCCGGACATCGTCAGGCGGGGGGCGTTTAGATTGAACCCCCACTTACCTCCATGCAGTCTTTTGACCGTCACCACCCCCGCCACAAGGTTCGAATCTTGCAGAAGCAGCAGATGTCCGAAGACCAGATCGCGCCTGCGGATCGCCTCTTCCCGATCCTGAGGATCAATTTCATAGTCCGGAGCGTCGTTCACCTCGTTCAAATATTCCGGGAGCGATTCATCTTCGAACCTCTCCATCAGAAGCTTCATCGTCTTCCAGCTACGCTTCATATTCGCCTCACATCTTCTGATCGGGAGCCGAGCCGCCGTTGTGGGTGTGGCTGTTGTATGTGTCGCGGATGGCCTGCAGGCGGCCATTGCTGTCGTAGACCTGAGCCTTGCCCTGAATGTCCCCATTCACGATCAGCTTTCCCGTGACTATGGTCTCAGGAGCGTCAATTGTCACGGAGTCAGAAGTCTTAACGGTAACCGGCGAGTCTTTTCCTTCCACTACGATCCCGGATCGGGAGAAGTAAACCTTTCGCCCCAGATCATCGAAAACGCATACCTCGCCATCCTTGAGTCCCGTGGGGCGGCAGCGTCGGTCGGTGATGCAGAAAGCGATCGTGTGCTCTCTGTCACCCGCCAGGGAGGCCGCAAGCACTTCAGCCCCCGTTTTAGCCTCGGAAGTGAAGCCGTACGGTTCGAAATGCTCGACATCATCACGCAGGTCGTCGGCGAAGAGCTGAACCTGCACCGTCCGCATCTTCCGGGCGGCGTTCTTTGCCAGCAACACGCCTCTCGTGACCAAATCAATCAGACCGTTGCTCATAATTTGCCGGACCCCGCTTTGGCAAGGAAAGTCGTTCCTTTCTTGGCCTGTTTCGTTTTGGTAGATTTGGCTGTTTTACCTTTTTCGGCATCCGGTAGATCTGTAACTGCAAACGCCCAAGGGGATTTCAACTCCATCGTTGTCGTAGATCCGTCTTGATCAAGCTTATAGCTAATTTTTGAAACCAAGAGCGTTTGGTTAATATCTAGCATTGGGTCTTTTACTACGACGTTCATGTTTTGTTTCCACAAATCCCCGTTGCTTTGTCTCCAGCCCTGCACCTGATAAGTCAGAACATCAGCATTCCCAATTGAGTTTGCCATAATGTGCTCTGCTCTGGCTTGAAGCTCTTTTCGGGTTCTGTTTCCCGACTGCTCGGTTATAGATACCCTATTTCTTGAGAAATTTTCGTTTTCTGCCGGTGCGGATAATGAATTATCAGGTGTCTTATTTTTGCTTTCCGGATCTGTTCCTTGTCCAATAACAATATAGGTTTTAAAAACTTTTGATATATCGTGCTCTCTGGATCCCGTCAATATGTTTTGCCCATATATTAGATGATCATGGGCATTTCCATTTTGTCCAGTTTTCCCGATAACCAATTTTCCAAATTCGTCATCGTTTATAAGAAGACTATTCGCCTTAAGCAGATTTGCAATCCCTCGGCCTATAGTTTCATGAGTAGAAAAATCTATAGACCGAGTATTTTTTGCCAAGCCATTATCAATTGTTTCTATGCCGTAATACCCAGCCACCGTTTCTATTACAGAAGAAACACGCGCGTTCTTCCACTGATTCGGTTTTTTGGGTGGAATCATGCATTCTTCTAAATCGACCGTTTTGCTTTTAATCGTTATTTGAATCTGTGTATTGTTTCCAGAATAACTAACATTTTTGCTAACTACATATCCCGTCAAAACAGTATCAGAGCCTATTTTTACAACGGCCTCAGCTCCTTCTTCTATACCATCGCAAAGACTTGTTCTATTGGAAGTTCTAGCCGCACCAAGTTGACACACACGAACTAAAGAATTCACACTGACATCAATTTGAACAGACCGCCAGCCAATATATTTACGACCGTTTATATATAGTGTGACTTCGTTTTCTGATGCCATAAAAAAAAGCACCTCAATCTCTTGAAGTGCTCCTATTTAAACATATCCCATTAAGGCTTATCTATTTTGATAGTACCGGTTTTGGGATCTACCAAAATACTCTGCTTCGTAACAGGGTTATAGTAATTGGTGTATTTTCCTATAGTTCCGTTTTCTACGAACTTATTATGTTCATCACGCCAGCGCTGCTCTTCCTGTATTTCTTTTCGTTTCCGCTCATAATCCGCTTTAAGCTCTTGTTCGCGCGTCAGCTTGTAAGGGGCATACTTTGTTCCAGGGGGGTCCGGAACATAAATGAGCTCCTGATGCTTAACACCATCCGCGTCAACCCATTCTTTTGGAATCGTACGCTCGGCGAATGCGTTAATGCTTAAGAGCGTCCCCAGTACAGCAACAGCAGCAAGGATCTTTTTCATGGCGGTCACCGGCTCAAAAGCTTCAACTCCCTGGCGGGGACGAACCCGCCGTGCCGGATGCCGTTGCGGTCGATGATCTCTTTCTCCCTGGCGGCATCCTCATAAAAATTATAGGCAACCACCAGTGCAGGCTGTACATCCGGAGGTGTAACAGATATTAACCGCGCGGAGTCCTGAGCCCGGGTCGTCATGTCCTCAGACACGGCCGCTCGGGCGTCTTCCAGAGCCAAATAGACATCGTCGCTATCAGTCTCCAGCATCTCGGCGTCGAGCGCCGCAAGAACCTGGTCGCGTACTGCGATCATGTCCTCGTAGGCTATGCCGCCCTCCGCCGTATCCTCATCGCCGCCGACTTTGGCCGATGCCGAAACGGCCTCAGCAAGCAGCGTCTGACGAGCAAGCGACTGGAGGGTTGAAGACTGAGCTGTCGTTCTCGCTTCTTCATCGGAAACCTGCCCCGTCTGGTAATCGTTGTTCATGCCGTCCGATCTCACCAGACGGCTCAAAAGCCTCGTCACCCGCCTCCAGTTGTTGACGCTGTAGGCCAGCCTCGAATACCCGAAGGAGTCGGCAACGGTCTTCGCAAACACCTCGACATCGCTGCTCACAAGGGAAATCGCTTTGGCCGACAGCTCAGACATCTCATCGGACACTGAAAACAGCCGGCAGAGCTCCTTGTAGTCGCTGAGCTCGAAGAACTTCGAAAGATTCCCCGTGACGGCAGCTTTCACGAAATCCTGGGCGCCGGAAAGATCAAACTTATCTAGAAATGCGTCCAGGGCGCTCTGCTTCAGAGTTTCAGACGCCGAAGCGCTTGCCGCAGCAGTGTCGGTCGACGAAGTCGGAAAAACATAATCACCGGACTCGACGAAAACGAGCTCGGCGGACGAAAACCCAAGTTTTGTCGTCGAATACGTGACCTTGGTCGTCGCCTTCGGCGTCACCGTCATGCTGCCCAGCATCGGGTGTACGAGTACGCCTGCCCCCTCCTGCTCCATTGCCTCAAGCAGGCGGTTCATGCCGGTGATGTACTCCGGTCCCGCAAAAACAGCTGTCAGCGTGATTTCTCGAGCGCTTTTCCCGAGGTCCTCTACAAAAGGCTTGTCCCTCTGGGGATACTCAAAGACATGCACTCTTCTTCCAATCGTCAGACTGCTGTCAGTGACGGAAAAAGTCACGCCACGGAAAGATGCGGGCCAGAGTTTTTCTTCAAACGTCGACATGCTCAATCAGTTCCATAGCTGTAGTCGGTTGTGAGCGATACCGGACCGTTCGACCGAACGCCCTCTGTCCTAACCGTTGTTCCCTTGTCCGTCTGGATGCGAAGGCGCACTTCGCTTTGGGCCGTCACTCTGCCGTTGCCCGCCACTACGCCTTCGTCCACACCCCTGAACCCCGCCGGAAGCCTGCCGTAGCTGTCGGAGAGCTTGCTTCCCTGGCTCGACAGCTCTTCTGTTTCCCCGAAAAGCCTCTTCAAGAAACTGCCGACGGCGGACAGTTTGTCGAGGAAGCTGTCAAGCACCGGCATCCATGTGTCCTTGAACTTGATAGCCAGCGCGATCCCGGCCCCCAGCGCCGTGAGCAGCAGTCCCACAGGATTCGTCATGGCTGCCACCCCGAGAAGCCTCAGCGCGCCGATCACCGCTGCGATTGATTTAACGAAGGCCCCAACCTTGATCACAAGATCCATGCCGATCAGAACACCAAAAGCCTTCAGGATGGTGGAAACGCCGCCAATGGATCTGATAAAGTCCGTCAAAGCCCGAACCGAATCAAACGCCCCCTGGATCATCCCCTGCCAGTCAACACCCTTCAGCTCCTTGGTCAACTCTTCGACAAAGTACTGAACATTCGTCGCGACCAGATCGCGGCACTTGACGATCGTCTCTTCCATGGGGGCGATCAATCCCTGAAGCACAGGCTGTAGCCTTGATCCGATCGCGGTCGAAATCGTCTTCGTGACCGACTGGAGCTCAGAGAGCTGATCCCCGAACTCGTTGGCCGCCTTGACGTCTTTGGCCGACATGACAAGGCCCAGCTCTTCAGCCCTCTTGCCAAAAGCCTGAAGCCCCTCGGCCCCGTCCTTGAGAAGAGGGATCAGCCTTGCGGCCATCTTGTCGCCAAAAGCGGCCGTCAGAATCTGCATCCGCGCCGCAGGCGATTCGTTGTTCTTCACCGCCTGGGCGAGATTGTTCATCACGTCCGCCGCGCTGCGGATATGCCCGTTGCTGTCCTTAAGCGCAATGCCAAGGTGCTTAAACATGGCCACAAGGTCGGCGTTCTGACCCGCGGCCGCCTTGCTCATGTTGGACGTGAGCTTGGTGAGCGCTCCGTCGAGCTCATCGGCTGTCATGCCAGAGAGCTGAGCCCCGTAGCGAAGCTTCTGCAGAGCCTCAACCGATACCCCAGCCCGGATCGAAGCCTTGTCTATCGCATCGGCCAGCTCAAGGTACGAAGAAACCGCACCTTTAATGGAAAAGCCGCCGGCGCCGGCAAGGATGGCGAAAGGCTTCGCGATCACCCCGGCCAGATCCATCGAAGCCTGATTGAGCTCGCGAATCGATCTTCCAAACGCGTTCATGCGTCTGCGGACATCCTTCAGCGGGGCGGACAAATTGTCCCTCAGCTGAAGAACGGTCTGCAATAAATATTCCTGCCCTGCCATCACTCACACTCCTCGGCATGAATTTTGTTTGTCATTTCCACGTACTGGCAGATGCGCTCAAGAGTCATGCCGCCGAATTCCTCCGGCGACATGCTCCAAAACCTCGCCATTCGAAAGATCGATTCCTCGACGACGTCAATCGCTTTCGCCCACCGGCGGCACTCCAAAAAGAGGATTGATCGCCTTCATGATGGCCAGACTGTCTTCGATAGTCACCTGCCCGAAGGCCTCGGCGTTGATGGTCGTGCAAAGACGCTGCGCGTATTGCATGGCATGGTCGAAGGCCTCGGCGTTGGTCTTCTCATCGCCCACCATCTTGAGCGCTTTGGCGTCCGCAAGTGTTGGAGCGCGAAAAGAGAGCTTTTCGTATGTCGTCCCCTTGTAGGTCACCGGGGTCTTAAGAATCACCTCGGCCGGCTTCATGACCAGTCACCCCTCACACCGTTGAAAACAAGCTGAACCGTTCCATCCTCCGGTGCGAAGTTCGCGTTGTCGCCCGCGAGGAAAGCGTCAGAGAGCGTGTAGCGCATGCCATTTGCAAGCTCTGCCACGATCGTCATGTCGGTCGCGGTGCGCAGCTTCTCAAGCGGGAAATCCGCATCCACGTAGAAATTGCCCGAAATAGACGGCACAACCGGCGTTTCTGAATAGCCGATCACCCGGCCCGAGGCCGTCACAGCCTGCCGCGTGTACTTATTGACAGGGATCTGGAGGGATCCGCTCAGGTTGAGCTCCTCACCATCCACTGTGATGTAGCAGGTTCCTGAAATTCTCTGGTTAGCCATTTAAAACTCCTTAATTCAGACGGAACTGAGCAAGAACCGCAAAAATCCTCAGTTGATTCACAAGGTCAGGCGGCAGCAGTACATCGACCCGGTTCGGATCGTCTGCATTGCGCTCGACAATGAGGTTCTGCTTGAAAGCGTCCAGGTTCTCGACAAGAGCCTTCTCCTCGAGCTTCTGGTACTCGGCGATAAGCTCGGCGCGGATGATCGAAGGCGTGACAACAGCCTGCCCGGAGCCAAAGTGCGTTCCATCGGACGCGAGCTTGTGACGCGGGTACTTGCTCGTGATGACGGTCTTCAAGTCGCGCAGGATGAAAGCGAGCGTAAAGAGCGTGGAGACGTCCAAGTACGAGTTGTCAGACGACCCGAAGGCGTTCGTCTGATAGGTCGTAATAGCCCTCTCAATCCTCATGTAGCCGCCCTGTACATACTCGGTTGCGATGCCGGACGTAAGCATGCTCTGCCGCTCCGAGAGGTTGAACCTCGATCCGGCCTGGGCCGCAGTCACGCCAATCAGCTCCAGGGTCTGAAGCGGACGGGCGGGATCGTTGTTGAGAGCGCTCGCGGCCCGGGCGGCGTAAGCACCAAGGACCTCCGAGCAGGAAGACGCCACGTCGGATTCAATGCCAAGCACTGTTTCATGCTGATTGTTCCGGCTCTTTCCGAAGGAAACCAGATCAGAAACAGAACCGCGCTTGACCGTGAAAACGTGCCCGTAGAGCTGGCGCATCGGCGACCAGCGGCCTGATGCGTCGTTCAATTCTGCGGCCAGAGTAGTCAGGCTTGCGGCGTCCGCAAAAGGACAAGCGATCACGTCATACTGCTCTTCGCCCATCGCAGCTACCACTCCGGCCAGATCAGGCGTTCCAGTCCCGCCCGAGAACGCAGTCAGCACAACATTCACGCCCTCGGGAAGCTCCTCGCCGGCAGAATAGCCCTGCAGGTTCACGCCAAGCTGGATGTCGTTTCCGACAAGGCCCGCGTTCTTCGCGTTGAAGGTCACCACCCCGGCGGCCGCGGCGGCTGTAACCGGAAGGTCGACATTGGCGGTCACAGCAGAAGCGATGGCCGAAGCAATGGCGGTCGCCGTATCATCAGTCGCAACAGCGACAGCTACCCGCACCGACCCAATGTAAAGATTGATCGTGCCCGCCTCAGTCGGAGTACCGGAAATGGTTGCCGTAGCGGAAGCCTTGGTCCCGGTCGGATCAGCAACAGGAATGCACCAGACCTCGCCGAAAGTATCATTCTTGCGATACCTCGTGTTCATCAGCGCGAGCTGGGAGCCGTGGCCGAAAAGTTCTTCGCCCTGGGCGGAGGAAGAAACAAGCTGCGGCTTAAGGGCCGTGGCCTTGCCCTTTGTCATCTGGCCGATCAGCAGCGTTTTCAGAACGCTCGTCGCCGTATTAGCCTGAGAGTTGTCGAGCTCCGCATAAAAAAGCGGAACGCGAATCCCGGACGGGATGTTGGAGAAGGAAACTGCCATAGTTGCCTCTTATTTAGTTAAAAGTTCAGCGGTGACGAGTTTGTCATCCTCGTCCGTAGTGGAAAAATCTTTAGCTTTGAGCCTTACAGACTGCAGAACCGGCAGGGCGTCAATGATTCGCTGCTGCGCCGTAATACTTCCCACCAAAAGCTCGCCGTAGGCAAAGTCGAGCGTCTCGACGAGCCTCGCGCGGTTGCAAGCCGACGTATTTACGCTCTGGCTCTCGAAATAAATGATCCGGTTTGTCTGCTCCGGATAGCCAAGCGG